GGCGGGCGGCGGCGTTCACCCGGGTGACCCTGACCGTGGTCGAAGCGGCGGCCGCCGCCGTGGTGATGCGCGCCGAGGGGCTCGGCGACTGGGGCACGCGCAGCGAGGCGCTCGGCGCCAAGGAGCGGCTGCGCGGCGCCTTCGACCGGGTGATGCAGCGCGGCCAGCAGACCTTGCGCGAGGCCGACATCACCCGCCTGGTCGCCGTGCGCGACCAGGCGATCGAGATTCTGACCCGCCGCTACACAACCTTGAAGCCGCTGATTTCCATCGTGGCCGACCAGGCGCTGCCGGTGGTCGCCCAAAGCTACAATCTTTATGGGGACGTGACGCATATGGCCGACCTTCTCGCCCGCAACGGCGCGGCGACGCCGACGCTGCTCGGCCCCGCGCTCACCATCGTGGCGCCCTGATGCCGACCGAACAGGTGACGGTCCTGATCGGTGGGCGCCGCTTTCCGCTGTGGGAAGAGGTCGACGTCAGCTATAGCGCCCATGCGGCGGTGCGACAGGCGCGGCTGACCTCGGCCGATCCGCGCACCGTCGGCGCCGTGCTGGCCGACATCGAGCTTGGCGCGCCGGCAAGCGTGAGCGCCGGCGGCCAAGTGCTGGTGACCGGTTTTGTGACCGAGCTCGATCCGCAGGACAGCGCCGCCGCCCATAAGCTGACGCTGACCATCGGCTCCAAATCGCAGCATGCCGTCGAGACCTCGGCCGACCATCCGACCGGCGAGCTGCGCGGCAAGCGGCTGTCGCGCGCTCTCGCCGAACTTGACCCCTCCGGCACCGAATGGGTGCCGGGCGATGACAGCATCGAGGCGTTGATCCGCATTCGACCCGGTGAATCTCCCTTCGACATCGCCGACCGCGTGGCCCGTCGCCAGGGCGTGCTGGTGATTTCCCGCGCCGACGGCGGGGTGGATTTCGTCAAAGGGGTGCGCGGTCACCATGCCGGCGGCATCATCGGCCTCGGCGGTCCGCTCGGCTATATCGAGGGGCGCGGCCATCTCAGCCTCAAGGGCCAGGCGGGACGGTTGCGGGTGCATGGCCAGAGCCACGAGCGCAGCGACATCGACGCCCTGAAGGTCGTCCATGAGGTGACGACCGGCCTCGACCTGCCGCGGCTGCGCCTTCTGACACTCGAAGGCGAAGCGACGCCCGACAATGTGCGCGAGCGGGCGGAATTCGCTGCCCAGCGGGTGCGCGGCGACGGCACGCGGGCCAATCTCACGCTGCCGCGCTGGCGCGACAGCGGCGGCCAGCTGTGGACGCCGGCCTTTGATGTGCAGGTCACCGCGCCAAGGCTGCGCATCGACCAGGTGATGGCGATCACCGGCGTGTCGCTGCACCAGAGCAACGGCCGCGGCACCGTGGCGACGCTGGAGCTGGTCGACCCGCGCGGCATCGCCGGCAAGCGCGGCCGCGGCGGCAAATCCGGACCGGAATGGGGAGGCGAGGCACCATGGGCGCAGGGTTGAGCTATCTGCGGGCGCGCCTGATCGGCCAGGACGACAGCGGCCCGTTCCAGACCATTGAGGTGGAGGCCGGGCCGGGGCAGCATTTTACCCGCGTGATGCGGCCGCAGCCCTTCGGCCTGTCGGCAAGCCCGCCGGCCGACTCGCAAGGCCTGTTGCTTTACCGCGACGGCCAGCGGGAGAACCCGCTGGCGCTCGGCTTCGAACACCCAAGCCATCGGCCGACCGACCTGCCGGCGGGGGCGACCGCGCTCTATGACGCGGCCGGCGGCGTCATCTCCATCGTCAACAAGAATATCCGCATCGTCGCCGGAGAATATCGCATCACGGCGGCCACCATCGTGCTCGACGCCATGGTCTATCTCGGCGGCGATGACGCCGCCCGCAAGGTGGCGCTCGACCAGGACCCGGTCACCGGCGCCAAGGTGCAGGCAAGCGCAACCCGCGTGAGGGCCAAATGAGCTTTCAGGTGCTCGAGGTGCTGGATGCCGCCGACCCGCCGGCGGCCGGCTGGGACTTCGTCCAGACCGTCGCAACCGGCCTGTGGGATTTCGCGCTCGCCGGGCTCGACATGCCCGGCAATGCCGGCGGGCTCGCCGCCGGCCACGCCATCGAGACCGCCGTCGCCATCCAGCTCCTTACCGAGGCCCGCGCCCGGCCGGAAGACCGGGTGCCGGCGCACGAGCCCGACCGGCGCGGCTGGGCCGGCGACTGCTACGGCACCGACGCCGAACGCGGCGAGGCCGAGATCGGCTCGCGGCTGTGGACGCTGCCCTTCTGGCCTCGCGCCGAGGTGCGGCAGCGGGCCAAGGCGCTGGCCGAGGAGGCGCTGGCCGGGCTGCTGCGCCAGGGCGCCGCCCGCCGCATCACGGTGACGGTGGAGGCGGCCGGCGCCGATCGCCTCCACCTTGAGGTGACGATCATCGCCCGCGACGGGCGGCAGATCATCCGCAATTTCTCAATCCTCTGGGAGGCCATGGGTGGCGTTCAAAATCCCCTCGCTCGATGAGCTCTCAGCGCTCGCCCGCGCCGCCTTCCGCTCGGAAATGCCCGGCGCCGACGCCGATATCTGGCCCAACGTGCTCACCGTGGTGGCCAAGGTGCTGGCCCAGATCACCTTCGGCCTGTTCAAGCGGCTCGAATGGATCTACGCGCAGACCTTCGTGTCCACCGCCACCGGCGCCCATCTCGACCGGCATGCCTATGAGCATGGCCTGCAGCGCAAGGGCGGCGGCCAGGCCAGCGGCTACCTCACCTGCGCCGGCGTGCCGGGCAAGTCGGTGCCGGCCGGCCGCGCCTTCTGGCGCGTCGCCGACGGCCGGGTCTATGTCACCACCGCCGCCGTCGAAATCCCCTCGTCAGGCTCGGTGCTGCTGCCCGTGGCCTCGGTCGACGCCGATTTCCGCGTCAATGCCGCCGGCGGGGCGACGCTGGCCCGGCAAGGCGCCTATCCGGAACTGACCTCCGACGGCACCATCGCCCCCGACGGGCTGACCGGCGGCGCGCTGCCCGAAGGCGACGAGGAGCTGCGCGCGCGCATCCTCGACATGTTGCGCAATCCGCCCATGGGCGGGGCGCTGCACGACTATCGCCATTGGGCCATGGCGGTGACCGGCGTGCGCGCCGCCTTCGCCGCCCGCAACAGCGGCGACGGCAGCCGCATCTATCTGGCCGTGCTCGGACAGGGGCGCGGCGCCGTGGCGCTGCCGGACGCCACGCTGCTGGCCGCCGTCGCAACCCGCATCGAGCAGGAACGCCCGCTGGCGGCCAAGGTGAGTGTCACCGCGCCGGTTCCGCATGTGATCAACATCGCCATCAGCAGCCTCGATCCGGCCTCGACCGCCGTGCAGGACGAGATCAGGCGCGAGCTTGACGACCTGTTCTATGAGCGGGCCGGCGTGCTGCTGCCGGCCGACGTGCCGAGTTTTCCGCGGGCCTGGCTGGAAAGCGCCATCGACAATGCCGCCGGCGAGACGCGGCATGTGCTGGTGAGCCCGGCCGCCGACGTGGCGCTCACGCTCGGCGACTATCCCATCCTCGGGGCCGTGACCTTCTCCTGATGCCAGCGAGGCGCCATGCCCTATGTCTGTACCCCGCTCGGCGATTTCCCGCCGCCGACCGACGATGCCGAAAGCAATCCCGACCGGGCCACCCTGGGCGCCGCGCTGCAGCGCATGCTGCCGCGCGGTCCGCTGTGGCGCGATCCGCGCCAGCAGGTGCAGCCGGCCTTCTGGCGCGCCGTCGCCGAGCCCTTCCTTGCCGTGTTCACCGCCGCCCGCGACGCTGCCCGCGCCTCGACGGTGGTGACGGCGCCGGTCGACAGCCTCGACGACTGGGAGCGCGACTATGGCATGCCCGGCCCCTGCATGCCGCCAACCGCCGACGCCACGCTGCGCCGGTTGCGCCTGCGTATCGCCCGCCAACCCGGCGGGGCCAGCGCGGGCTATTTCATCTGCCTGGCCGGCCGCTACGGCTATGCCATCGACATCGAGGATGGCTTCTGTCCGTTCGCCGCCAGCGAAAACGGCTGCGGCGAGGCCGGCCTGAACGATGACGAGGACCTGTTCATCGTTACCGCCACCGTCGCCGGCCAGGTGCGCTGGTTCGCTGCCGGCGACAGCGGTTGCGGTGAGGTGGGCCTCGGCGATTTTCCGGTTGCCGACGATCTCGAATGCCTGATCCGCCGTCTCAAGCCCGCCCATTGCAATGTCTGGTTCCGCTATCGCCGGCCGTCGCTCGACGCCACGGCGAGCCGGCTCGACGCCACTTCCCTCACCCTCGACCACACCTGAGGATGCCATGCGACTGGTACCACCCCTAGCCTATCCCGATGCCGCCGACCCGACGCGCTATGTCAACGGCAACAGCGCGACGCTGACGCGCGGCAGCTGGATTTCGTCCGAATTCTTCAATGCCGTGCTGGCCGAGCTCATCCACTGCATCACCGCCTCGGGACAGACGCCCGATGCCGGCAACCAGACCCAGCTGTGGGCCGCCATGCAGGCGGCGGCCGTGGCGGCCGTCTCGCCGGCCGGCACGGTGAGCTTCTTCGCCGGCCCCGTCGCGCCGGCCGGCTGGCTGGAATGCAATGGGGCCGCCGTCAGCCGCGCGACCTATGCCTCGCTGTTTGCCGTGATCCAGACCACCCATGGCGCCGGCGACGGCACCACCACCTTCAACCTGCCGGACGGCCGCGGCGAGATGCTGCGCGGCTGGGACCATGGCCGCGGCATCGATGCCGGCCGTGTGCTCGGCTCCTGGCAGGATTGGGCGACGGCGGCGCCGAAGACGACGACGCCGCAGCAATTGCATGCCGACGGCAGCAGCGGGCCGCTGGTTGGCGGCGCCGCCAACCCGAGCGTCGCCGGCTTCGTCCGCCCGGCGCAGGTCGGCGAGAATGTGACGGACGGCAAGGCCAATGACTATGACGCCAACCAGATCGACGTGCTGAACGCGGTCACCGGCGATGCGGAAACCCGCCCGCGCAACATCGCCATGATGATGATCATCAAATTCTGAGGTCGACATGACAGGACGCAATTTTCCAAGCGTCGGCGCCTCGGCCGACGACGGCACCGGCGCCAGCCTGCGCGATGGCGCCATCGCCTGGAACGGCATGCTTGCCGACCTTTACGACGCCGTCGCCCGCCTGCGCGGCATCACCGTGCAGTCGGCGGCACTGTCGGCGCCGCCAGCCGCCCCGGAACTTGGCGACGCCTATATCGTGGCCGGCATTCCCTCCGGTGCCTGGGCCGGCTGGGCCGGGCGCATCGCGGTCTTTGAGGGCGACAGCGGCTGGCATTCGATCGTGCCCGCCGCCGGCGCGCTGGCCTATGTGGTGGCAACCCAGACGCTGCTGCTGCGCAAGGGCCTGCAATGGGTGCCGCTGCTGACCGTGACCGCCGACGACAAGCTGACGCTGGCGACCCTTTCGGACGCGCTGCAGACGCTGCGATCGACCACGCCTTCGACCCTCGGCCTGGCGCTGCTGCAGG